GTCGATGATCATCATCGCGTCGTGCACGAAGAGAAAGCGCTTGGCAAAGGCCGTGCCCTTGGCCGTGCTGAAGGCCTCGACGTTCATGCACAGAATCTTCAAGTCCTCGGTGGACACGAAGAGGTCGTCGAGCGCCTTTGCCTCGGCCTTGCGCGGGCTGGGCGACCAGATGGCCATGCGGTGCACAATGTGTTCAGGCAGGTGCTTGGGGATTTCGGTGTCATACCAGTTGCGGTACACACCCTTTGGGGCCACCACCAGCACCGCGTTGATCTTGCCCTTGTCGTAGAGCATCGCGGCATTGTTGATGAGCATGAAGCTCTTGCCCGTGCCCATGTCGGCAAAGAGTGCCGCTACAGGGAAGTCCCAGAAGCGCTGCAGATAGGCCTGCTGATGCAGGAAAGGCTTGTTCTTAAACGGGTAGGTCTCAAGGAATCGGTCCATGTGTTCTCACTTTCTTGAAGGGGGCTTGCGCGGCCCTTGTTGAGAGTGTACACTGGTCGCTCATTTCCAGAAAGGAGAAATTCAGTGCCAACTGTGTACGTCGTGTCCGAGACCACGAATCACAACATTGCGAGTGCTTTGGACTACGGCAAGATCGAAACCATTCTGCCGCCTATGGCGCAGATCGCGTTTTCAGTCGTGCCTACAGTACGACGCATCCAGCGCAAGCTGGAGAAGTTTTGCGACGATGACTTCCTGCTGCTCATCGGCGACCCCTCTGCCATAGGTATCACCTGTGCAGTAGCTGCGGCCCGTAACAACGGCCGCTTCAAGTGCCTCAAGTGGGACAAGCGCGAAAGGCGCTATATTCCGTTGGAGGTTGATCTTTTCAAGAAAGGAGAAAGTGATGAGTCTTACGAATTTATTTGAGAACGATGCTGACGCCCTGCAAGTTTCTGACGAGCAGGTGACAGGTATCTCTGGCCTTGCACGTCGTGCTAAGTTGCTGGAGAAGGAGCTCGCGGACCTGGAGAAAACCCTCTCCGAGAAGAACGAGCAGTACCGTAAGCTGACCGAGCAAACCATACCTGAGGCCATGGCCGAAGCAGGTATGAAGGCGTTCGCGATGGAGGACGGTAGCAGCATCAGTATCAAACCGTTCTACGGGGCCAGCATCCCGAAGGCCCGTCAAGCTGAAGCGTACCAATGGCTGCGCGACAACGGCTTTGACGACATCATCAAGAACACTGTGAGCGTGCGGTTCGGTCGCAACGAGGACGAACTGTGCTCACGTCTTCTCACGCTTCTGGGCGAGCAAGGCTATCCGGCCGAGCAGACCGAGAAGATTGAGCCCCAGACCCTCAAGGCCTGGGTGAAGGAGCGTATCGAGAAGGGGCAGCCCGTCGATACCGATCTTTTTGGCGTATTCATTGGCCAAAAAGCTGTCATCAAGTCTGTTTAACACGAACCACGAAGAAAGGACCATGAACCATGGCTAAGACTGATATTGCGGAACAAAAGGCCAGCACCGCACTGGCGATCATGAGCGACTTGGAGCAAGACGCCGGTCAAGGTTTCGAGAACATGAGCCAGGAGGACTATGCACTGCCCTTCCTGCGCCTGCTCACGAGTACCAGTCCGGAAGTCGGTGATGTGGATGGTGCCCTCCCCGGCATGATCCTCAACAGCGTCACCGGCGAGCTCTTTGACGGCAAGCGTGGCGTGCAGGTGGTACCTTGCGCGTACATCCGTCAGTACATCGAGTGGGCCCCGCGTGGCCAAGGTAGCGGTGCTCCCGTGCACATCTACCCGGCTACCAGCGACATCCTGTCCCAGACGCATCGCGATCCTGGTGACAACAAGGACTACCTGGACAACGGCAACTACATCGAGAACACCGCCAATCACTACGTGATGGTGATTGACGAGAACGGTGTCCCCAGCCCTGCGCTGATCGTGATGAAGTCCACGCAGCTCAAGAAGAGCCGCAAGTGGAACAGCATGATGCAGTCGGTGAAGATGACAGGCAAAAACGGCCTGTTCACCCCGCCGATGTACAGCCAGATTTACCGCCTGACCACCACGGCCGAGTCCAACGACAAGGGCAAGTGGTTTGGATGGGAAATCGAGCGTACGGGTCCGGTGGAGTCCAATGACATCTACATGGCCTGCAAACAGTTCGCGCAGTCTGTCAGCGCGGGCGACGTGAAGGTCAAGCACGAGGGTGCGGAGGGTAGCGAAGGCCGTACAGGTCCAGAGCCGTTCTGATTTTCGGGGCCGAAAGTGGTTGGGTCACGGATAGTTGAGTCGTTCCAGGTAGCTCCTGGAAGGCAAAACACGGGTACCCGCCCAACCATGAGTAGGCCCCACCTTACAAGAAAGAAGAAATGACAGACATCACGCGGTTCAAGGCGATATTCAGCGGACTCGATATTGCATATGGAACCTACAAGATCGAGGGGTCCAAGGAGAGCGGCAAACAAGCCGGCAAAGCAGTCGTGGTGCGCAAGCCCCCGACGGATGATTTGTGGACCAAGCACCTGGAGGGCATTGATCCCTCGCTTGGCATCATTCCGATTCGGGCGGACAACACGTGCATCTGGGGCTGCATTGACATTGACCAGTACCCGCTGGATCACCAGGGGCTGATCAAGCGCATCCGCGAGATGAACTTGCCGCTGGTGGTATGCCGCAGCAAGAGTGGTGGTGCGCACGTTTTCCTGTTCGTAAGCGAGCCAATCCCGGCCGCCAACATGCAGCGTTACCTCAAGGCCTGTGCAGCATTGCTGGGCGAGGCAGGGCGCGAGATTTTTCCCAAGCAGGCCGAGATTCTGGTCGAGCGGGGCGACACCGGCAACTTCCTGAACCTGCCGTATTTCGGTGGGGATCAGACCATGCGCTACGCCATCCAAGACGATGGCACGGCGGCGACGCTGGAGGAGTTTTACGAGCTGCACGCAAAGTGGGTGCAGCCGCCTGACATCCAGCCCCCGGAAGAACCCAAGAAACCCGATCACCCCATCAAGGACGGCCCACCATGCCTACAGGCTATCTGCGCTCAAGGCGTCCCCGAGGGGACACGCAACAACGCCCTTTTCAACATTGGTATTTTCCTCAAGCGGGCCAAGCCCGCGACCTGGGACAACGAGCTGGCCGAGCACAACGTGAAGTACGTGCAGCCAATGCTCCCCAACAACGAGCTGCAGGTCATCATCAAGCAGCTCCACAAGAAGGACTACAAGTACAAGTGCAAGGACGCACCGTTGAACAGCTTCTGCAACAGTGGTCTGTGCAGAACCCGCAAGTACGGTATCGGTGCTGACGGTCCTGACGCACCACAGCTTTCATCCCTGTCCAAGTACAACAGCGAGCCGCCCCTGTGGTTCCTGGACATCAACGGCAAGCGCATCGAGCTCGACACCGAGGCGCTCTACAACCAATCGGCTTTCCAGAAGGCCTGCGTCGAGAAGATCAACGTGCTGCCCCCGACACTGCGCAAGCAAGACTGGGAGCAACTCCTCAACGCCCTGCTTCGTGAGATGGTCGAGAGTGAACAGATCACTGAAGCGCCCGAGGACACCAGCCTGACTGGACGTTTCAATGATCTGGTCGAAGAGTTCACGACCCACATGCAACAGGCCATGGACCGCGATGAGATTCTCATGGGCCGGCCTTGGGTGAACGAGGACGAGGCCAAGGTCTACTTCCGCATGAAGGACCTCGAAGCCCACCTCACGCGCAACAACTTCAAGGGCATGACGCACCCGAAGATGGCCCAGCGCATCCGCGAGCTGGGCGGCGAGCCGATCAGCCTCTTCCTCAAAAACCGCACCGCACGCTGCTGGCGCATGCCGATGTTTGGCAAGCAGGATTCGCCCTTCGAGACGCCCGAGCAGAAAAAAGCAAGGAGCCCATTTTGAGCATCACAAAAGTGTTCGGGCCACCAGGCTCAGGCAAGACAACCTTCCTGCTCAACGTCGTCGAGATGGAGCTCGCCGACAACGTGCACCCCACCAAGATCGGCTACTTCTCCTTCACCAAGAAGGCCGCAACCGAGGCGCGCGACCGTGCCGTGGCCAAGTTCCCGCAGCTTCGCCCCGACAGCGACTTCCCGTGGTTTCGCACGCTGCACAGCCTGGCCTACCGGTGTTTGGGCATCGGCACGAAAGACATGATGACGCCAGAGCACTACCGCGAGTTTGCGCTGGAGGCCGGCATCGAGATCAGCGTTGGCCAGGGCGAAGACGACTTCATGGTGCAGGCGGACAACCCCATCCTCAACGAGATCAACATCGCACGGATCAAGGGTTTGGACTTGAAGACCCACTACAACCAGTCCGCCATGGAGCTGGAGTGGTTCCACTTCGAGTACGTGGAACGCGCCTACCGGCACTACAAGCAGTCGCGCAATCTGCTGGACTTCACTGACCTGCTGGAACAAGTGCTCCTGGAGCCGGATCGCCTGCCCCGGCTCGACGTTCTCATCATCGACGAGGCCCAGGACCTCTCACGTTTGCAATGGAGGCTGGTTGAGCAGTTGGCACTGCGCTCCCAGCGTTCGTTTTTGGCAGGCGACGACGACCAGGCCGTCTACACCTGGGCAGGAGCCGACGTGGACAGCTTCCTGAACTTCGAAGGCGAGATCAAGGTGCTGGACCAGTCTTACCGCGTACCGGCCAAGGTGCATGCCCTGGCCAACAACGTGGTGCGCCGCATCCGCAAGCGCCAGCCCAAGGTCTGGAAGGCGCGCGAAGAGACCGGTGTGGTGGAGTACTACAACGATTGGCACCACGTGGACGTCTCCCACGGCGAGTGGCTGGTGCTGGCAGCGGCCAACTACATGCTCACCGACATGCACGACTGGCTCAAAAGCCAGGGGCTTCTCTTCGAGCGCCACGGCCAACGGTCCGTGCCCGAGGCAGTGCTCACCGCCGTGCTGGGCTGGGAGCGGCTGCGCAAGGGCGGCGAGGTGCCCTTCGAGGTGGTCAAGGCCGTCTACAAGTACATGGACACCGACTGCGTCAAGCACGGCCACAAGGGCCTGAAGACGGCCGACCCAGGGGCCATGTACACCATCGATCTCCTGAAAGAAAAGCACGGACTTCTTTCTACAGAAATCTGGCACGAGGCCCTGACCAAGATCGCCGAGGACAAACGCCACTACATCATCTCGCTGCTGCGCCGGGGCGTGAAGCTCACCGGCAAGGCCCCGATCAAGCTCTCCACGATCCACGGAGCCAAGGGCGGCGAGGCCGATAACGTGCTGCTGCTGGCGGACCTGACGACCAAATTCGCCAAGGACTACGAGCGCAACTCCGACGACATCAACCGGCTGCTGTACGTGGGCATCACCCGTGCGAAGCAGTCTCTGCACATCGTGCTTCCCAAGAATGAACAGAAAGGCTTCCGGCTATGAAGCGCGACACCAAGACCATGTCGATGTTCCCCCGGGTCTCCGAGTGGGTTCCTCCACAGACTTTCCCCAACTTGTCCACAGCCACGGAGATCGCAATTGACCTTGAAACCTGTGACCCGAACATGGAGACCATGGGGCCGGGCTGGCCTCGGAACGATGGCCACATTGTTGGCTATGCCGTTGCTGTTGATGGCTGGGCTGGCTACTTTCCTGTTGCTCAAGGTGGTGGCGGCAATCTGGACAAGCGCATTGTCGAGCGTTGGATTCGCGAGGTATTGGCGACGCCGGCTGACAAGATCATGCACAACGCCGCCTACGACCTCGGGTGGCTCAGAGCCTCCGGCTTCGAGGTAAGCGGGCGCATCTTCGACACCATGCTGGCAGCGCCCCTGCTGGACGAAAACCGCTTCAGCTTCGCCCTGAACAGCCTGGGCTTCGATTACCTCAAGGAGGTGAAGTCGGAGCAGGGTCTCAAGGAGTCCGCCTCGGACTTTGGTGTGCACCCGAAAAAGGAGCTGTGGAAGCTGCCGGCCATGCACGTGGGCGAGTACGCCGAGCAGGACGCGGCGCTCACGCTCAAGCTCTGGCATCACTTCAAGGCCCTGCTGCAGCGCGACGAGGTGCAGTCGATCTTCGAGCTAGAAACCGAAGTGCTGCCGGTGCTGGTGGACATCACGCTCAAGGGCATCCGCTTCAACCGTGCCGAATGTGAGCGCCAGGTGGAGGAGATGCGCCGCAAGGAGCAGGACATCCTCAAGTACATCAAGAACCAGGCCGGCGTGAAGGTGGACATCTGGGCCGCCGCCAGCATCGCGCAGGCCTTCGACAAGCTCTCGATCCAGTACCCACGGACCGCGCAGGGCGCGCCCAGCTTCACCAAGAGCTTCCTGGACACCCACGACCACCCGATGGCCAAGATGATCGTGGAGGCCCGTGAGCTGAACAAGACCCACGGCACATTCCTGGAGCCCTACCTCAAGCACAGCGCCAAGGACGGCCGCATCCACACCCACTTCAACCAGATGCGCAACGAAGACGGCGGCACAGTCACAGGACGCCTGTCGGCTGCCAACCCCAACCTGCAGCAGGTGCCCGCGCGCCACGAGGTGATCGGGCCGCTGGTGCGGGGCCTGTTCCTGCCGGAGGAGGGCCAGCTTTGGGCGGCAAACGACTTCTCCTCGCAGGAACCGCGATTGCTGGTCCACTATGCCACGCTCCTGGACCTGCCGGGGGCTGAAAAGATGGCCCAGGCGTATAGGGATGACCCTAATACCGACTTCCACCAAATGGTCGCGGACATGGCCGGCATCAAGCGCAAGGCTGCCAAGACCATCGGCCTGGGCCTGATGTACGGCATGGGCAAACAGAAGCTCGCCAACAGCCTGGAGCTGCCCCTGGACGAGGCCAGCGAGCTGATCGCCACCTTCCACCAGAAAGTCCCGTTCCTGCGCGGCACGGTGGACGCGGTGATGAAGCGCATCGAGCACCCGGCCTCGGGCGGCGCGATCCGCACGCTGCTGGGCCGCAAATGCCGCTTCCCGCTGTGGGAGCCGGTGGAGTGGGGCGTGAACAAGGCGCTGCCCTACGAGCAGGCCATCATCGAATACGGCCGACGCATCAAGCGGGCGGGCACCTACAAGGGCCTGAACCGGCTCATTCAGGGCTCGGCTGCCGACCAGACCAAGGCCGGCATGGTGGCGCTGGCCAAGGCCGGGTTCGACATTCGGCTGCAGGTACACGACGAGATTGCGCTCTCGGTCCGCAACCGGGACGAGGCGGTTGAAGCATCACGGATCATGGCCAACGCGGTGACACTGGAAGTGCCCTCGCGCGTGGACGTGGAAGTTGGTCCAAGCTGGGGTGAGGCTGCATAATGGAGCTGGGTTTTCAGCAGTTGTCTCCTCCCTCATCAAGGGCTTCGGCCGCGCACGTCGCGGCCGCTTTTTTCGAGACTTAGAAAGGAGAAATCAGTGCCACACGAAGAGCCGGAAGATGGCGAAGAGTTCGTGCCGAAAGAGCGCGAGCCGCAGGGCCCCAAGCGCAAGCGAGGACGCCCAGGCAGGCCACGCAAGCTCGGTGCAAAGCGCCGCAAGAAGAAGGACCCACCAGATCGGTTGTCCCCGTCTCAGCGCAAGAAGGCGCGCTGGATCACGGTGACCGTGCCAGCGGATGCCTACGTCAAGCTCAAAGAGATCGCCGCGTTTCGCAAAACCTCGATGTCGCAGACCATCGCCGACATCGTGGAGCCCGTGTTCGACAAGGTGTATGAGGAATCAATGCTGCTGCTTCGCATCGAACAGCGCCGACAGAAAGAAGAGGAAGAACGTGAAGCACAACGCCGAAATAACCCTACCCGTCGAACTCATTTTTGACGTGCTCGAACCCATGCAAGTGGGCGACATGATCATCCCCGCGCAGATCGACATCCGCGAGGTACTGCTCGAAATCACCGGCCCGGCTGGCAAGCCCCGCAAGGTGGACATCACCAAGGGCATCCCCGAGGAGCAGATACTGCTGTGGGAAGACGAGATCATCGACAGCTATGGCCAGGATTCTGAGGAATGAGCGGATCGCCGCTGCAGTAGCCTGGACAAAGGATCGTATCGGGGCCGATGGGATCGGTGACAACTGCAGCGCAGTGAGCCTGGTGGACGCGCACGACCGCTTCATCGCGGTGTGCGTGTTCTCTTCCTACATCGGTACCAACATCGACATGCACCTGGCTGCCGAGCCGGACCGACACTGGCTCTCGCGCAGCTACTACAACGCGGTGATGCAGCTACCGTTCGAGGTGCTGCAAGTACCACGGATCACGGGCCTCATCCGGGGCTCCAATCTGAACACCCAACGCTTTGCAAGCCGTATGGGATTTCAGTACGAAGGACGCATGCGCAAGATTTTTGCGGATGGGGACGACTTGGTACTGTACGGTTTCCTGCGAGAAGAATATGAACGACACCCTTGGAGAAAGTAATGAAGCTATCGGAGAACCTCCGGTACCTCGCCGACTTCCCCAGCAACGCACCCATTGCACCTATCCTGCAGTCGGCAGCGGACAAACTGGATGACAGTCACCTGTGGCGAGATGCCTGGATCAGATCAGAAAAAAGAGTTGAGGAGTTGACAAGTGAACTGGAGCGGTTAAGATTGAGGCTCCCAAACAGAAAGGAGAAAGAGTGTGAAGACTGAACCGCTACTTCCGTACCCCTGGCCCTTCCCTCAGTGGGATGGTACCCGTTGGGTCATGCCTGCCGAGCTCATGCCCAAGGAGCTGCGCAAGAAGGCCAAGAAGGGGCTGGACCTCGAAGACTACGAGGAGGCCCCATTTTGAAACCCGACATCTACAACAAGCTGGCTGCTACCGGCCGCTACTTCAACACTGGCAAGGTACTCATCGGGCTGCAGCACCAGCGCCCACCACGCCAGATGGGCCGCGAGGAAGAACGCATCCAGGCCATCATGCTTGGGCTGCGTCCAGCCAAGGACGAGTACCCCGCCACCGTTTACCTGCTGTACCTCATCGGCCTGTCGCTGCTGATCGCGGCCATTGCTGAGATGCTCAAGTGAGAAAACGCAGCAAGTATCGTCCAAGGAAGATCATTGCTGATCCGCTTGGATTCGTGCTGTCTGGTATGCAGCGCCTGCCTGAATTGAGAGACCAGTTCCTGATGATCCAAATCAAGAACCGCGAAGCATTGGAGCAGGTACGCATAGGTCGGGCCAACAAGGACGACATTGATCGATTGATCGCCATGGCCAACATGTCGGAGTCCCTCGCCATCCACGGCAAGGGCAGCGACTGGCTCAAGGAGATCAACGAGTCCCAACACCACCTCCACGCCCTGGCGGAACGAGGTGCGCGGCGGGGCATGCAGTTCGTGATGAAGGCTGCAGAGTGGGAAGCACTCAAGCTGATCACGGACCTTCACGAGGTGCAGTTGGAAAACAGCACTGTTTACGACATCGAAAAGGCCTACGACCACGTGGAGAAAACAATCCGCGAAGGCAAAGCCAAACCTATCCGCATGAAGGAGCAACCCAATGAGAACCAAGAAGACAAAAGCTGATCGCATCCGCGAATACCTGACCAAGAACCCGAACGCTGACGTGGCCAAGGTGGCTGCGCGCTTTGAGACGGCCAAGCCGGTTATCTACAAGCTGCGCAAGGAGCTGTTCGACAAGCCCATCAAGTTCCTGCAGCCGGCCAAGGAGGCAGTGGCAGAGGCCGCGCCGGCGGAGATGACCTGGACGGCCACGGCCAACGACCAGGGAGAGATCGTGGCGCTGCTCACGAAACGCGGCCACGAGTACGGCCTATTCAGGGACGGTGCTGCGCTGATGCAAGGCATCAAACGACTGATGGCAGATCACGCGCGTGCGCATGACAAGACCTTCAGCGACGACCAGTGGGAAGCCCTGGAGATGATCGTCCACAAGATCGGCCGCATCGTCAACGGCAACCCCGACAAGGTAGATCACTGGAAGGACATCGCCGGCTACGCCATGCTGGTGGCGGACCGCCTGGAAGGGACTGCACGGTGAGCCGCCTCAACGACCACGCATGGCTGGAGTTCAAGGCCGCAGGCTGGCTCGACGAGGACGGCCGCTTCAAGGACGACATGCAGGAAGCCATCTGCCAGCACGTCCTGAAGCTGCTGGAAATCTTCGCCGAGGAAGGCCACAGCGGCACCACCGCGCCCTACGCCGCCAACATGTTCAAGACCCTGGCCATGTTCGAACCCATCGCCCCGCTGACAGGCGAGGACTGGGAGTGGACCGAAGTGAGCGAAGGGGTCTTCCAGAACAAACGCTGCGGCCGCGTCTTCAAGCAGGCCGACCGCTTTGACGGCCAGGCCTACGACATCGAGGGCAAGGTCTTCTACGAGTGGCACACCGACAAGGAAACCGGCGAGAAGTACAAGTCCCACTACACCAGCAATGAAAGTTTCGTACCTGTCACCTTCCCGTACAGGCCCATCCACAACTACGTCGAACGTCCATCGGAAACATCATGAGCGACCTTCTTCCATTCGCAGTCGGAGCCTGGGTCATCCTGGCCTGGTTCACGCACGTCATCACCTGCCTGAAGACCGCCTCCTGGGGCTTTCTGATTGCAGGGGCCATCTTTTTCCCGGTCGGCTGCGTGCACGGCACGGGCATCTGGTTCGGGGTCTTCTGATGAAGTACCGCAATCTCCGAACGATCTTTGGAGATGGGGCGCGAGCTGACTACCTGCAGGAGGTCCTGGAAAAGGCGCAAAAGGAAGCGCCCAAGGCCGTGGTAAAGAACTACGGCACACACATCCTTGCAGGTATGTCTCGCTACATTGGAGACGACGAGTCAATCACCAAGATCATCCTGGACGACCCCGTCCGGGTGAACCAGGACGGCAGCTCACGGCTCATGGTCATGTTTATGGGATCGAATTTCGATGGGCAACAGAAAACCTCCATCGCCCCCGAGCACGTGTCCTTGCGCGTGGATGTCCCACTGCATTACGCCTACGACAGAGAGCTGTTGAAGGAATACTCTGTCTACCACATCCGGTTCAAGGTCAGCTCGGAGGACAAACGCTTCACGGAGAACTCGGTCAAGCCCTTGCAGCACGGCTACATCGGCATCACCAAGCGGGACATCATGACGCGGCTCAGGGAACACGGCTACAAGGCCGAGACCAACACCGGATCGCTGCTGCATTCCGTGTGGCATCAACTGGTGCACCAGGGCATCGCGATGCACCCGGTCATCCAGATCAGCGGATCGGCCGATTCCCTCGGAAAAATCTACGAGATGGAAGAAGATGCCGTGGCCAAGTACACCCTGGCACCGATGGGCCTGAACGCCATTCCAGGGGGCATGGCCGGCATCCGCATGATGCACCAGCTCCGCCTGCTCAACAGCACCCGCGTGGGCGTCAAGGAGCGCGACGAGGCCGTCGAGCGGCTGCAGCGCGGAGGGTTTGAGCACGGCTCGCCCTGCGCGCACTACCGCAAGGGCCACTATCGAAAACTTCCCAGCGAGCGCCTGACATGGGTCAGTCCGTGCTGGGTCAATCTCAAGGAGATGTCTGTGGAGGAAACCAATGTTCAAGATGCCTGAGAAGTTTCGCGTCAAGCTCTCCGGCTACCCAGAGGGCGACGCTGGCAACGGAGCCTTCGTGGTCAAGCTCAAGCACAGCCAGGTGGTCTTCGTTCTGGCCAGTGATGGCGCAGGCTGGGAGCACGTGAGCGTGAGCCGCAAGGACCGCTGCCCGACCTGGGAAGAGATGTGCCAAGTTAAGGACCTCTTCTGGAACGACGAGGACGTGGTCATGCAGTTCCACGTGCCGTCCAAGGATCACGTCAACAACCACCCATACTGCCTGCACCTGTGGCGGCCTGTTGGCCAAAACGTGCTGCGTCCGGATCGCATCATGGTGGGGCTCAAATGACCGTCATCATCTGGGATCACAAGAACGGTTTGCTCGGCGCTGACAAGCAGGCGACACAGAGTGACCTGGTGCGCCGCGTGACCAAAATCCGCCGCATCAACGGCCACCTGTGCGCTGCTGCTGGGGACTGGGACCTAGCGCAGGAGATGTTCCACTGGTTTGAGCAAGGAGCCGAGCCTGGCAAGGAGCCTGCATGCATGCGAAACAAAGACGACTGGGTGGCCTTTCTCGTCATCACGCCGGACAAGCGTGTGCTCAAGTACGAGAAGAGTCCGTACCCGATGGACTTCACCGAGGCCGCACGCAATGACGGCTGGTACGCCTTTGGTTCCGGCAGAGACTTCGCCATCGGCGCGCTGGCCTGCGGCGCGGACATCCACACCGCCCTGGAAATCGTCAGTCGGTACTGCGCCGGCTGCGGCATGGGAGCAGATATTTTGTCTTTGGTCGAATAAAGTACTTGACAGGTACTTCGCGGTACCTGCTAAAATCAACTGCCAACTTAGAAAGGAGAAAGGCATGAACTTCTGTCTCAACATCCATCGGGTGACCGATGTGATCGTCGGCCCCGTCAAAGTAAACGCGGGTGCACACGATACCTACGCCACACGGACCATCGAAATCAAAACGCCGGAAGGTGATTTTGAGATTTCGCTGTTCTCCGAGCACGTGAGCGAGGATCACGAAGGTGAGCTGCTGCAGGTGAAATCATGAGCATGAACACCCCGTTCCATCTGCGTCAACGGGAGTTCAATGCATTCAATGCAGCGAATCCCGAGGTGTGGCAGCACTTCGAGCGCTTTACGATGGAGGCGATCAACGCCGGCCATCGCAAGATCAGCCATTGGCTCATCATCAACCGCATCCGCTGGGAGGTGATGATCACCACCACCGGCTCGGACTACAAGATCAGCAACGACCACATCGCGTTCTACGCGCGCCTGTTCGTGAAGGTGCACCCGCAATACCGGTTTATCTTCAATCTCAAGCGCATGCGTGACGAGCCCTGGCACGGGGATATGCCGCTATGACTTTCACTGGCACAAACCTCATCCTTGTGCGCCAAGCCCTGGTCCTGGCCATTGAGCACACGCACAACGAGATTGCTACCTGCCCTGACGTGGACCTTTATGCTGATGAAATCGAGGACCTGGAACGCGATAAAGCGTCCTACGAAAAGCTGCTGGCGCGAGTGGACAAATCTCTCTTCGGCAAGGAGACGACATGATTCGACTGACCTACACGCACATCTGCGACCTGTGCAAACAGGAAATTGACGTGGAAGTGTATCAATGCTTAAACCAACTCAATGGCGTGTTCCCACGGCCCCATAACCACTTCACCTATCAGATCGGCTACACGGCTGAGATGTGCAATGACTGCGCTGCGCCCATCAGGCAGGCCCGTGACGAGGTCATTAAGCAATGGAAGGAGGGCCAGCATGACCAATGATGAAACACCAGTGTTCAGTGTCCACGGGCCACGGATCAGGGTTCGCAGACCACGGACCGTGGTCGCGGCCATGGTGATCTCGCAGGAGGCCTTCATCGA